ACTATCAAATCTATGTAACCTACCATCCCTATCATGAATAGCCATACCAACATCTCCTTGAGAACGATACTCAGGGGTTGGTACGGAATCCAAAGCGGTAAACGACAATAATGTTTGCTGGGCGCGTAAGCCTCTTGGTGCTAAGTCAAAGTGGATAAAGCTAGGAGCTTTTTTTAAATGCTCGTAGATAAACTGTTCTCTAGGCTTAAACTCAATATCGGTATTAGAAACTCTAAGAACGTACCCTGTCTTATGAGCAAGATGCTTTAAAAATTGCAGATCAGATTGACCGGATTGAACTAGAGTAGCCATGACAAATGGATGTGCAGAGACGTCTGCAAACATTCCATTTCTTTGTGCAATGTCTCTAACAATCCTATCAGCAGTAAGATTCTTATAAACTTTTTTAGTTGTATTCTTTAGTATGTGGCTGTTATTAATACAAATAATTTTGGTAAAAACGTTATCGCCAGTATTATTTTTTTCTATAGTGTGTACAAACCCTACAAAAACTGTTGATCTACGGTCAACACTCCAAGTAAACTTTACAGGGTCCCCTGCTTTAACCATGTTGTAACTATGGCGATCAATGGCGCCTTTAAAATGAAACTCGGCAATATCGTGATTGCCTTCCGACTGTGAAACCTCAGCAAAAAACATGTACATAGAAAAGTCTGGGGATCGTGGAAACTCCACGTCCCATCTGGCTTGCCGTTCAATAGCACTAGTCAATTGGAATCCTTAGAACTGTTCCAGGCGCTATAGAAAAAGGATCTAAAACTTCTGGATTTACATCCATAATTTTATGCCATAGTTCTGGCTTACCGTAGATTACAGATGCCAATACGTCTATTCTATCTCCTATTTTTACAGTATAGACGTAGTACTTAACACTTCGAGGTACGTTAAACTCTCTGTACACATAGAGAGTTGGTTGTTCAGCATGGCGGTCTGCTACAACGCCAAAGTTACCATTAGCATATCTAGATGTAGGATTTATCATTAGAAATACCTCCTACTCAGACTCTGCTGTAGTACGAGCAGCGCCAGAGAAATTAGGAACTTTACTAAATTGCTTTGTATAGAAGTCTTTAAGATCTGCATCAGTGCCACTAACTAACGGAGTTGGCAACCTTAAGAAGGTTAAAGATACTTTGCTAATCATTGGAACCATGTTTTCCGAAAACATTACGTGCTCTACAGAGATGCCATTTATAATACCTTTGTACCTTACATTATCATTAAACCTTAGCCAAACCGGAATACCTGCAAGATACCCATAATCAGATGTAGGTTCTAACATAGCTTGAGTAGCTTGAGGATCGCCGTTTAAACAACGATACAAAAATTCAATATCATACTCTGTACCTCTTCTGTACAACCCTACAACTTCGTCCGGGGTAAGCACCCTAGGGTATCCATCATTTATACCTGTAGTTGACATAATTGCGCGAGAAGAATAGTTATTATACGTATCCCTTAATGCGGATACATCCGCCGTCCTATTTATTAAAATCTCAAAACTAATAGATTGACTACCTACAAGCTGGTTAGCAACATCGTCTGTGTTTCCATAGTCAATAGCGCTGTTTGCTTGATTAGTATAGCTAATAGTGGTTGGGTTATACATAAACTGAAAGCCCCATAATTCAGACTTCTTCTTTTGCTTACCTTGAAGATCAATAGAAGAGTCTAAATCCTGGTAAAAATACCCACGATTGTTTGCAGACTTTAATTGCGTAAATATTGAGTTGTTAGCTGAATCAGTTGTGCCATAGTTGGGGAAAGCAGTAGGAGGTAAAGTTCTACTAGTATTATGAGGAGGAGGATTAAACCTTCCTAGTCCAAAATCATTTAACGTCATAACCGGAGGGCTACTTAAATCAGGAACTTCTTCTGGTTTTTTCTTTTTAGGCTTAGGAGTCTGAAAGAACCCCGTTTGCTCTACTGAGGATCTTATAAGAGTTCCATCATCAAGACGAAGTTGCTCTTGATATTCAAATTTTCTTACTATAACGTTAGGAGGAAAAAATGATACGGGAGGAGTCCAAGTATTTATTTGAGATGGGTTTGAAAGCAAAAGTCGGCCATCAGCATTTACATCTTCTAAAGGATCTACCCAAAAAGATATACGTTGGAATTGATCTACATCCCCACCCGCAGCATTAGATACGATGTATCTGTAAGTATACCCATCATGAGTGACGGTATACGTACCATTTTTTTGATTAGATGGGATAACCTTAGTATTTTTAGCCACACTTGCGGCGCTGCCAGTATCATTTGAACTAATCATTATTTACTCCTAGAACCCTCTGATTTTTTCATTACGCATTTCTTTATCAATAGCTGTTTTAATATCCCGAGCTAAGCTTTGAATATCAATCTTTGAAGTGCTACCAATATTAACTGTCATGTTTATATTTATATCGCTACCTGAATAGCCAGGAGAGCTTGAAGAACCAAAACCTAACAACGAAGCTGTTGAAGCTACTTCAGCCATGCCAATTGCTTCTGAAGCAACCGCTAAAGATGAGCCAGCACTCTGTGAGTTTGATGAAGCTGAAACACTGCTAAACACAGAGCTAATACTATTTAGTGCCTTTTGGTACCAAGGCATATTAGATTCTGTACTAGTAGGTGTTTGAGAAGACTTTTTAGAGGTAGGGGTTACTTCATTGCCAGAAGTAGGACTATCGCTATCAATAGGCGTTGCGCCTTTTCTTAGTCTAGTGTTTTTACTAGGATCGGCCCAACCTAAGTAGGGCTTGTTCCAACGCTTAGTAATAGTATCAATATTAACAATATCAGCTTTACCGCGTCTAAGAATGTCTGTAGAAACTACCTTGCCTCCACCGATAGATATAGCTGTATGGCCGTATTGTCCACCGCCCCAAAATACAAATGCTCCAGGAGGCGCATCTTTACTTCCTTTATAAGCACGCTTTTCTCTTACAGCAACCCCCCAGTGCGATATAGCACTAGCGTACCGTCCGGGCTTACCCCAAGCACTTTCAACAAACTTCTCACAGTAATTGTGCCAACCACTGGCTCCACTCTTAGCTTGTTGAATAGCCCAAGAAGCAGCCTCTCTAGCATTTCTAGGTAAATCAGACTTAACTCTTTTAGCAGTATTGTGATCCCCACTAGCCCCGTTACCAAGTGCTCCTCTACCCCAGTTGCCTGTAGCAAAGTCATAGATACTATGACCTACTCCAAATGCTGTACCTGCGACTGCTCCAGCTGCTGCTCCTATAGGGCCTCCAAGAACCATACCGGCTGCCGCACCAGTTGCTGCATACTTACCCATATTAAAGAGCTCATTGCCCCATGCATTTTGTTTTTCAGTAAAGTTGTGGTCTCTACCATACTGTTGTAATCTATTTTGTGCTTTAGACAATCCATAGTAAGTTGCGCCGCCAAGTAAAGCTGCTCCACCGCCACGAGCAAGAGTCATACCGCCCTTAGCCCCAAAGCTTTCTAACCCACGCCCCAAAACTCTAGAAACAGCTCCACCACCAGATAGTTTAGTTGCTAAGGCAGCTGTACCTCCTGCTGCAGCTACTCCTCCGCCGCTTGCAGCTCCTCCACCTAGAGCTGCTTCAGTAGCAGTTAAGCCCATAGACATTTTGCGCATTGCGTATATAGCGCCTAAATTACCTGCACCAGCGCTAAGTCCTCCAGTAAGCATCGCTCCGGTATTACCTGCTGTAGGCAGGGTATCTAAGAATCCCTTTAGATTTCCAAAAGCCTGAGTAACTTGAGGAAGCAATCCTGCAAGAGAGGCCATGCCATTATTGACACTAGCGGTAGCATTTAGTGCCCCGCTGTAACCTTCAACTAATCCCTTACCGGTTTTTTCAAGTACGTTAGCCTGACTGCCCTGGTAATTCCACTGAGCACGGCTTGGATCATCTTTATCAAGTTTAAGAATATTATCTTTTACGTTTTGGGCATCTTTAACATTTAGCTTCTTACCGCCGCCCTTGCCTTGATAAAACATCATTTCTTGAAGCTGAGCCGCAAGTTCTGCGTCACCACCAGCAACGGCCATAATGCCTTGGTAGCTTCTAGAATTTTGGTTAAATACTTGAGCCGCTTGAGCCTCAGTTAACTTACGGTTTCCAAAGGTTCTTCTATAAAGATCATTAGCAATTTCTTCAGGAGCCCTTAACTGACCCTTTGAATCACGAGCTCTAACACCAACTCGCAAGAAATTCATGCTGTTAATGCCGCCAAAGGCCTGAGCGGTCTGTTCGTTAGACATGCCTGTTAAGACACTAAGGCCGCCGGTGCTTCCCATGATGTTCTTAAAGCTGCCCATTGTAGGCAATATACCTTGAGAGGCTAAGATAGAAGTTGATGCCTGAGCTGAATATGCCCCGGTAATACCGCCAGCCAGCATCCTATTTGACATGGTAGTAATCTCAGAATTAGACATACCAGTCATAGATGCTACGTTTTGCGTGAGCATTCTTTGAGCTACAGCATCAGTTGTATTTGGCATCATGCCATAGGCAATCCCTGCGGCCGCAGCTACGCCCCCACCAATACGTGAGCCCATAGACTTGGGAACAGGCATGTCCTGATCTAGCTGTCGCTTCATTTTATCAATCAGTTGCTGTGATTGAGAATTGACGTCAATGCCGTACATCTTATTAACTACAGAAGCGTAACCGCTCTTAAGTCTGCTAAGAACATTATTAGTGCCAGCATTAGTACTATCGTTCAACAAAGGAGAGGGGTTTGATTCCCCCGAGTTAGCTTTAGAAAACTCTTTGCCTAGTTCTTGCATGTACTTCAAAGATCTTTGAAGTGAAGACTCCATATTAAGCATACCCTGCGCAATTTTTGCAGAGCTTGTAGCCATTTGATCCATAGCCTGGACAGGCTTGACATTACCACCGACAGGAGTAGAGCTCATGTTAGGATCGCCGTTAGGATAGTTTAAACCCATCTTATAATCCCTTTCTCATCTGTAGTAACTTTATTGCGGAAATTAGCCACATATTACGCTCTCTATGAGAGAACGCTTTTATGTCAGCCAAGTTCCAACCTGGATATGCCCTACTTATCATTTCGTATGAAATTAATAAGTTTTGATATTTTGCCGCATTATTAAAGGCGAAAGATATCCGCCAAAGTAAGCGGTGTCGGTACCTCCTGGCCGCAAGCAGTACAGGCTTTGACAACCTTATCTAATTCAGGTCCAGGGTTCTTTTCTGAGATTGCTTTCAGCAAAGTCCTTCTATCCTGAATACCTAACGCTCTAATGTGAGCTTCAGTAACGGCAGGGTTTTCATTGATCTGGACAACACATTGTGCCAAAAGTTGAGTGTCTAGTTCAGCTGCACTCTTGTCTTTTGACTCAATTAGCTTTCGTTGAACTACTCCGTTAGGAAATTCAACCATTACCTGACCAATACGACAATCAACTACCAGAGTTCTATCCGCCGTAGGATTCTCTAATCTAGTAAGAACAACGTCCTTTTCTAGATCTAAAGTAATCTCTTGGAATGCTTCGCAACTTGGGCAATTACCTGAAAGCTCAAGTTCTTTACCAAAGGTTGCAATTCTAATTTTCATTAGAAGGTAGTCTCTATCTCCAGCAAGTAGCTTATCTAAAAGAGCCTTAGTTGCAGGCTCTTCGCCAATTCGTACTGTGCCACGCTCAAGTACAGTCAATAGGCTACGACCATAGTCAGCAATCTTTGAAATTGCTTCCTCGTCCGCACCCGTAAGTTCACGTACTTCAGCGGTAGTTGTTAGCTCTCCGGTAAACGAGTTATAAAGTCCAGCAAGCAATTCGACCTCACCGGATGGGGGAGGAACTATGTCTTCTTCACCAAGAGTATTAACTGAAGGTGTTTCGACTAGTTGCCTCCCCTCATCCCGATCAGGATCAGAAATGGCTTTTCTTACAAGTTCTTGCGCAAGTTCTGGATTATCAGATGCACTTACAATTTGTTCCATATTATGTAATTCCCTCTACTAGTTAGTATTCTTATTGTCCGGCTGGGAAAGCAGGAGCTGAGGTCTTGTAGTCCTTAGCGTATGAGACGTCAAAGCCTTCATGCACTACAGACATACCTTCAATCATAAGACCCTGGCCACCAGCTGACAAATCGCCGTATACAAGGTTCTGAATCCAAGCGTTATAGATTCTGAATCTCATAGATACGTGCATATTGAACGGGCTGGTAGCAGGAGGTCCATCCTGGTACTGAGTTGCTGCAGGGTTTGGATGGCTAAGTACTGCCACGTCAATGCTGCTGCAACGGAAGTCATGACCAGCGCCAGCCTTTGAACGACCAGATACTACGGAGAAGAGTTGCTTCATCCATTCGTGATTCTGAGTCGCACCTAGAGTTTGACCTCTAGTAAACTGGATCGGATCAAACGAGGTTTGACCTGGAAGGTGATGAACAGTTGTATTGTACCCACCTTCACGGTAGGGAATGTCATCCACTCTCATACCAAAACCGGTTACGTTAGTAAACCCGATCGTTGGCTTGAAGTTTACCTTTGACGCACTCGTAGTATCATTCGGGTTAAAAGTAACCAGAAATCTAAAGTTACGAATCGGATCGGTAGCGACAGTGGAAAACGGGTTAATAATTGGACTAGATGCCATTTTCTGTTATCTCCTTAATTAAATTGCAGTCGAGCTGCCGGTCAGCTGACCGATGTTGATTACGATAAATTCGGCTGGGTACTCAAGAGCAATGCCGATTTGGATATTAACTTGACCATTAGCAATGTCAGCATCGGTAGTGGTTGTACCGTCGACCTTTACGTAGTATGCCTGATCTGGGCTCACACCACGAAGTCCACCTTGTTGCCAGTACTGGCTCAAGAAGGTACCCACCGTAGCGCGAATCTGACCCCACAGGTACTCGT